GACCCAGAAGGGCCTCCGGTCATGGTGCATCCAACCTACACAACCTCGGCAGAGTTCAACCGGGCCAACTGCGCTCTTGGTGCCAGCGATGGCGTCCACACTATTTGGAAGTGTAACAGCCCGACGCTCATGGCTGGCGGTGACCTTGACCAATTCCGAGCAACCGGTTGGACTATCTACACACAACCCCAGGCAGCAGAGTGGGCGGGTAATATCGAGCCACCGGATGAAGAGCCGTAAGATGGAAGCAGTTGACCATGCGACAATGGCCGCTCTTGTCGGGGCGGTCGTTCTATTCATCAACAAGGCATCATCGGCTCTTGACCAATGGTCGGCGAAGAAAAATGGCGGCACGGTCTACGATAACGTCAAGCGTATGCAGGACCAGGCCGACCGGATTGAAGATGAAGTGAAGGACTTGCGAGATAAGATGCAGCGCACCCATCGGGACCTGTGCGAGTTCCGCGAGCAGTTCAACACATACACGGCGTATCGCAGGGGGCTTGATGATGCGCGCAAGGAGGGTACCAATGCTTAAGGGTAAGACTAACGGGAAAGCCAGTTCAGAGTATATCTTGGCACTGGTCGGTATGGTTGGCGGTATGGTGATTGCGAGCATCGAAGGCTTTCAAGGTGAATCGTCGTGGCTAACGCTTGCAGGTACGCTCCTGAGCGCGATTTGTGGGGCGAGCTATACTGCGAGCCGTGCGAAGGTAAAGGCGGCTCTAGCGGGCGCAGAGGCGGTTGCACAGGTGGGAAAGCAGGAAGCCAACTCACCCAAGGAATAACTCGTGCGTTGGCCAAGGTTCCGCAAAGTACTGGCTTGGACTTCGGCGTTGGGCTCCTTAAGCGCGACGGTAAGCTTCGTGGTAGTTTGTCTGCTGCTGCAAAAATCAACGAGACCGTATCATTCGTCGCGAACGCACACGCCGCGTCGACCCAAGACTGGGCCGCTATGGCCGGATTAAAAGTGAGGTGGTGACATGGCAAAGAAAGGCAGCATGAAAGGCCACACCATCAAAGGTGGCCACAAGCGCCCTACCAAAGCCGGTGCTGGCATGACGAAGAAGGGCATCGCCAAGTACCGTCGCGACAACCCCGGCAGCAAGCTCAAAGGTGCGGTCACCGGCAAAGTGAAGAAGGGCAGCAAGGCCGCTAAGCGCCGTAAGTCTTACTGCGCTAGGTCTGCCGGTCAGATGAAGAAGTTCCCCAAGGCCGCGAAGAATCCTAACTCACGTCTGCGGCAAGCACGCAAAAGGTGGAAGTGCTGATGAAACTCACAGACCATTTCTCTTGGGATGAGATGACGACCACCGGGCACAGCGACTTGTTTCTTGAGAATAAGAAGGAAGCCAAGAACTACGCCTGCGCTATCTACCTGACTGCAATGCTCATGGAGCGAGTACGAGCAATCGTTGATTCTCCCATCAGGGTACACTCGGCCTACCGTGGAAGCGCATTGAACAAACGTGTAAATGGCTCTGAGCGCAGCCAGCATATGCGTGGGGAAGCCTGTGACTTCAGTCTTTACCGAGGCGACTTAGAAGAGGCATTCGAAAAGATTGCCACTGAGGTGCGGGAGAAGCGTCTCAATGTGGGGCAGCTTTTGTTGGAGCGCGGGTGGATTCATATCAGCCTGGGGCATCCAACTGCCCGGTCACCGGAGCGGTGTAACGAGATTGGGCACCAGGAGCCTAATGGCCGGGTGGTTATTGACGAGAGGGTGAAGTGATGGCTGCGAAGAAGAAGAAGGGCCTGTGGGCAAACATCCACGCAAAGCGCAAACGCATTAAAGCCGGGAGCGGCGAGAAGATGCGTAAGCCAGGGAGCAAGGGAGCACCAACTGCAAAAGCGCTGAAGCAATCAGCGAAGAAAGGAAAGAAGTGATGCCACAAGGAAAAGGTACATACGGTAGCAAAGTAGGAAGACCATCTAAAAAGAAGAAGAACGGCAGCAAGAAAAATGCAGCGTCTTCAATATCAAACGCTGATTTGCGTATGATGCGTGGCGCATCTTCAAAGTCTAACAAAGACGTGAAGATGGCCAGCCGCATGAAGAAGAAGAAGAAGTGATCCGCCAAGCGGAAGTAGTTACTTCTTCTTTCCTAGAAATATTTCGCGATACTCCAGCCGCCATAGGTGCTCTTTCAAGTCAGCCAGGCGGTCTGGGTCCGTGCATTGTTCAATCCACTTCTTGGCAATCCTAATCTGGAGGCCAAGCTCTTTTCTTTTCTCTTTGAGATACCAGCCCTTCGGCTTTGTTTTTTTGTCCATTATGGTCCCTCCATTTCCGCCGGATGCGATTCTCGACTTGCCGCACAGCAAGGAACTCCGAGATGACGACCCCCATCGCCAGTACGCACGCAGCGCCCAATACCCACCACATTAGGTCTCCTTCATCCACGCCTCAACAGGAATCCCGTATAACTCCTTGAGCTTTACTGCCCACCTGAGCATTGGGACGCGCCGCGTTATCCAGTGATGGACATTTGTATGCGTCACACCAACGGCGTCACCCACCTCGCGGAAGGTTAGCTGCCTCTCCTTCATTGTCTTCTGTAAAAGCTGTCCGCCCCTGGTGGTGGCGGTAATTTGATACTCATTCTTGTTCATGAATTTCCTCCAGCCACTCGATGGCTGCATCTGCACCCTTGCATACCTGAACCTGCCAGCCGCACCCCTGCAAGGTATCAAGCCATGCTTGCTGCTCTGGGCTCACGCGCCCGCCTTTCTGCCTCTTGAGCTCTATTGCTGCCTGGACAGGCCAGAATACCAGAAGGTCAGGAAAACCCTTCTGCAGCCCAGCAGAGCGCAACCTCGCGCCCTCAATAGCGCTAGACCGAGCGCCACCGTTGGGGATGGCGCAGAAGGTCCAGCCTTTCTTACGCATCCAGCCCACGAGTTTTACCTGCTCCTGGTGCTCAGTCGGCACAGCATTAGGGTCTTTTGGTTTCTTGGTCTTCTCTCTCTTGGGTCTGAACTTCCCGCTGGAGACGCGCTCGTCGAACTTACGCATCGCGTTCTGGACCCGTTGCTTATAATCCTCTGACATATTATCCTCCTAGAGGAGCTTGTCTGTGCTCCTCCTGTGAGTTGATAGGGGCAGGGTCAAACCTGCCCCGACCTACCCATTCCTTCTTTCACACCGCCAAATCGACGCGCATATCGCATCAACCTCGCGCTCATTCAGTGGTGGACGACAGAGCATAGCGTTGGCTGAGTGAAGCAACGTGTTGCATTCCATCTCATCCTTGCCTGCCCTGATGAGACTGCCGCAGATACGCGACAGCCCGTCATTGCGCTCACCATCTGGGATCACATCAAACGCCTCGATGGAGACGTTCTGTTTCTTGGTCTCTGGCCGTGGCATGCGCTTAATCTTCACGCCATGACGCAGTTCATTGAGCAGGTAAGAAGGAAGCTTAGCTAGAGGCACCTGCCATGGGGCAAAGCCCTCCATCCAACGGTACGCCCCCTTGGGGCTCTCGGAGCCAGCAGCTACGACGTAGCCACCGGTACCCCGAAAGTCCAAGCCAGGACGCTTCCAAATCTTCACTGCATTCTTGAGGTCTTCACTGGGCATCTGAAAAAAGAAGTGCCTACCGCCCCCGCCAGTGATGCACTTCCACGTTGGACCAAAGTCGCCATAGACGGCCTTCATCCATTCCAGACTCTCCCAACCACCTTTGTCTGAATCAACATCCAGCACACAAACCTTGTGCCCCGTGGCAATGCCTACGTTTGCCTGGGGCCACTGACGCCACCACTGCTCAACGACCCCCCTGTCGTTGCTAGCCTCCCGAACGCCATGCTTTGTGCGTGGATGTTTGCCAGGACTGTGGCAGTCGCTGCGCCCGCAGGCGCAACGTTCTCTGCCTTCATAAAGCGGCAAGACCTTCAACCCGGCTTTTGCATACCGGAGCGCCATTTTACTGGTCGCCGAAGTTGAACTCTGGCTCGCTCTCATCAACCTCTCCTGTCTCTGAAATGCCGAGCGCTGCGAAGGCATCCATGCCTTGGGCGATGGTGCTGTAGACCTGACGCAGCTTTGCCATGTCATCCTGCGTAATCTTGGCGATGGTCTCCCGCCCAAGGTACGCACACAGGTGATTGCCGGTGACGCCATGCTTGCTGAAGACGCCCAGCATCTTCACGATAGAGTCGTCGCCCTTTGACGAAGACTCATCGCTCTCATGGGGGTTCTCAACAGCCACACGAGCCCATAGCTTGCCTGCTAGGCCGAAGGACGCCGCAGCCGAGGTACACAGGCATCGCCGGTGAGTATCGGTCAACACACGGGCATCACAGGACTCATACGGGATAGGCTTATTCCGGTGGTCCATACAGGCCTGCGGAAAAGGCTCAGTCACAAGGTCGGTGCCAGCAAGACGCCACTGACCCATGACGTACCCGCTGCCATCTGGTGCTCGGTAAATACTCTGTGGCTGACCAGACTCGTTGTTCCAGTCAATGAGCCGGAACTGCCAGCCCGGCGCATGGCCGTGCATGTGGTGTGCGGTCAGGCACCAGTTCACATAGTCTGCCTTGTAGCTGCCAGAGCCCTTCTGACTTACGTCTTCAGGCCCAATCACGTCCCATAGGTTTGGTAAAGTTTCCATCATTGCTTAATCCTTAATCGTCACGCGAAGTGTTCTGGTGTCCTTGCCCTTAGGTGCCTTGCAGGTCACCTTGCTCTTTGAGCCCTCAACGAATAGCTCCTGCATCTCACCGATGCTCTCACGCAATTCGTTCTCAAACCCCTGCTGCATACCCTTCAGTTCTTTAATCTGCTCTTTGGTCTCATGAATCCGCATGGCGATATGCCACTCTTCAGCACTCATCTCACGACGTGCAGCATCGCGCTCTTCCAGACGCATGAGGTATTTCTTGCATCCATCAGAGGCGTCACTTGGCGGAGGTGTGCTGGTCTTGATGTGATTGCCAAAGTAACTCTCAGCACACTCAACAAGCGATTCAATGTGCTTATCGCTGCGCAGAATCTTGAACCACTCAATGTCATCTGCAGGGTGAAACCAGACGCCAAGAAAGCATGTGGTCGCGCCGCTCAAGAACATGTGCCACTGGCACTGGTCAAACTCAGACTCACGCACCTGGTCAGTCATAGGCTCACCGTAAAGATCTTTGTCAGACCACCAGCGCAGCTTGTACTCAAAAACCACTGATGGATTATCTGGGATGATACCATCAGGAGTAGCCCGATAGGTGACGTTCCTGCCATGACGATACAGAGTCTCACCCGGTCGCACTTCGGTATTTCCGTAAAGCCCTAAGTGCTCTGCCATTTGTTCTGTTCTGCGACGAAACACGTCTTCCGCCAAAATCCCCATGTTCATGATGTTGCTTGCACTAAAGTCATCCTCCGCAAGACCCATCGTCTTAATGAAGTCATCATGCGGCCCACGATATGAGCTTGTCCCATTTAGAACCGTGATACGGTCACTGCCGCAGCAGTACTTACGCAATGCTTGGTCGTCATCGGCATTGATGTAAATAAAGTCATCACCAAAGCCTCGGTGAAAAATATCCCTGACCTTTATCTTGTTCATCCGGCTGACGTAGTTATCAAGTTTCTCAACTAAGTTGCTGTCTGTCATTGTTTTCTCCTTTGGAGTTAAGTAAAGTTACCATCTGTAAACTACTTATAGGAGGACACTATGTCAACAGACGGTAAACAGAAGTCACAGTTAGTAGAGATTGGCGCGCTGTGGTACAGCACCAAGACCCCAGGGGTTATGACAGGTAAGCTTGGCAACGCACGTCTCGTGCTTCTGCCTAATGACCGCAAAGAAGGCGCTCAGCCAGATTGTCGAATCTTTGTGGCACCATTCGAAAAACGTGACCAGCCACAGCAGCAACCACAGCAGCAGCGTGGCGGTGGTGAAGACCTACCGTGGTAAAGCGTGAAGTAATCGTTTTCGATAAGGCGCGTCCATCTGAAGCTCCGACAAGGGTGGGCATCAATTATCGAAAACAGGCCAAGGGGGGCGCGCACCCCCCGAGGCCATCTCGGCCTAGTTCAGCCCCCAGTCAGACCAATTGATTCTTGGCTTACTGGATAGACCTACCTTCGACTGTCCCCCAATCTTCTCCTTCGGCACGTCCAGCGACACAAGGCGCGAGGCAAACTTACGTGGTCCCATGGGCTTACGGCTCATGCGCAGGCACCAGTCCTTAAAGTCGTCGTAGATGGTAGACAGGTACTCAAAGTCCTTGCGGTCGTCTCGCCGAGTACAGCAAGACACAACGAAGTCCAGCACCGCGTCAGCCTCTACGCGCCACTCCTGCTCTGCTTCAATGCCAGAGGAAGGCATAATGTAGTGCCCACGTTGAATCAGGTTCACAGCGCCTTGCAGCGCCCACATGATGATGGCTGCATGTTCCTTCTCCATGTCCGCAACGATTGAGTCCATGGTGCGCACAACGCCTTCCTTCTGGAAGTTGCGGTTCAGCGGGACAATCAAGAACCGACGGAAGTATCCCTCCGAGAAGTCCTTGCTGTTTGGCAGGTAGTTTGAACTGAAGATATGCGCAGCCTTTGGCCGTAGCTTCTGTGGTGCCTGATATGGCATCCGGCAGATAATCTGGTCACCTGCAACAACAGCCTTGAATAAGTCACTCACGTCATTGTCAGCGGTAGGTAGCTCAGTGCAGATGTTGATGCGGCAGCCAGCGAGCAGCGCCAACTGGTACTCACTGTTCCAGCGAGCAGGGGATGTTGCAGCTACATGCTCCGGTGGGAAGAGACCTTCGATGATGCGAGCAAGCGTGCTCTTACCATTGGCCCCGCCCCCTGTAAGCAGCAGCACCCGACTGAATCGCACTGCGATGTTTGACAGCGCAGCGCCGCAGAACTCACGTATGAGCTCTATCTTTACGCCCTGGTCCTCGTCGTCACGAAACAGGTCCTGCAAGAAAGCAATGAACGAACGCGGCACTACTACATTAGTAGGGGCATCCTGTTCGATACGCATCGTAGCCTTGTGGTCTGGAGAGTGTTTCTCCATGACAATGCGGTCGTCCTTAATTGAGACAAACCCGTTGGCAAAGCAAACGCCCGCAGCAACCTCGTCAAAGTAACCTGACCTTAGTAACTGCCGGTGAATAAGCAGGCTCTGATAGACACCATTGACCTTGCTGTTTGATAGCTTCACCCGACCTGGCGCACCATTCATACGAAAGAACGCGAGCCCGTCAAAGCCCTGGATGAGTGCCATCACATCCTCGGCATCTTGCCGAGTCCAGCACCCGCGCTCGTATGTCCAGATCACACCCTGCGATGAGCACACGTCCTCGTACGCCTGTTGCATTATGCGAATGAAGTGGCCCGCCAAGGTCACCTCACCGTCGTCTACAATTTCACACTTCTGTATTTCATCCATGAGATTTTTCATGAGTCCTCCTGTGGCTTCAAACCTACGCCCACAGACGAACGAACGCAAGCAGGATAAGGCAGGATGAACAAACGAATGGACGAACGAACGACGTACGGTAAGGTAATAGCGCGCAGGTTAGGGGTAGCAAATCGCTGCCAAAAAGCTATGCCGCAACCCATTGAAAACATTGCACAACCCGCTGCTCGAGACCGAGTCTGTTCGTACCCCCGATGCAAAGTTTTGTCTCGAGGTGGGGCGTATTGTGGCGGGTGGGGGGTGGAAATTATTTGTCAGGCTGGAGCTCTTTTTCTTCTGGCCCGTGTTTACCGATATGATACACTGGTCGCACATTCTAACACAGGAGGCGCACAGCGCATGAAGCAAGTCATTAACGGGTTACTATTTGACACAGACAAAGCACAGGAAGTCGCAAGGGATTGGGACGGCCACGCGAGTGACTATCACCACTGGCATGAAGCACTTCACAAGACCAAATCGGGCAGGTGGTTTCTAGCCTGCAAGGGCGGCCCTATGTCGCAGCACGCGAAGAAGACCGCCGACGGCTGGACTGGTGACCGGTACCTTAAGCCGATTAGCGCACCCGAGGCGCTCGCATGGTTGGAGCGCGCTGGATATGCCGAGACAGCATTAGAGCACTTCTCAGCACAGATTGAGGAGGCGTAAGCATGTTGGATTTTACCACACCCACAAGTGTAAACCCTGCAATGGGTAACGCCTTGCCTGCTGGCATCCACGTAACCATGGTATCAGGCAACGGTAAGACCGGACCCATTACCACAACCCGGACCCAGTCCGGCACATGCCCTAGCACCTGTCGACTATTGCAAGAGGGCGCGTGCTACGACCTAGGAGGCCGCTCCCGATTGCATCGGGACAAGCTAGACCAGGGAGCCTATCACCTGTGGTCGCATGAGCAGTTCTTTTCGCTCATGACGTGCTTCACCCGTGTGTGGCGCTGGGCATCGGGTGGCGACCTGCCTAATGACCCTAGGCACCCCTGCGATGGCCAGACCATAAACAAGGCGTTCTTAGTGCGTATGGTGCGCAAGGCACAGAGCCTTGGTCAGGTCCCAATCATCTATACACACAAACCTATCTTTAACGTGAGCAACGCTTACGAGCGCAATAAGAGAGCGATACGGGCAGCCATGAAGGCAGCGCCTAAAGTGGCCATCAACGTCTCTTGTGACACCCTGGCACAGGTAGACCGAGCATCGCGGATGGGATTCAACACCACGGTTACCCTTCCAGAGGATGCACCATCGCGCCTAGTCACTAAGGGCGGTCAGGTCATCAAGGGATGCCCCCAGCAACTCAGCAAGTCAGGCAGGCGCTTTACGTGCGCCGAGCACTGCAAATCGCGCAACGGTTTACCTATCTGCGCAGACCCTAACCGCGGTTTTACCGTCGGATTTTATGCCCACGGCGTGAAGCGTAAGAGCTACAGTGAGCGCCTGAAAATTTGGAATCAGTAAGGAGACACAGACAATGCCAAGACACCGCAGAAGCTACAGAACAAGCCCAGACTGGTTTTCACCCCCTAACCCCTTCGAGGGCCCAGACATTGAGGAGATTTACGAGAGAGCAGCGCAGAAGCTTGGGGCCGAGGAAGCCAAGCGCCAATACCGCGCAGCCTATCGGAACTATGCCACCGCCGGATTCCCTGGCGAGTGGATTGAACGAAACGCGATGACCTCAGTCATCATCGAAGCCGGATTAGGCGACGAACTAACAGAGGAGTAAGACAATGCCAGCAATGAATGAGGGACTAGAATTTTACACACCAGACGAGGTAGCCGAGTGCCTAGACTATCACCCGGACCCGGACAATCGAATCTACAAGGCGCTGTGGGCTACACTCGATAGCGACCTGTGGACGGTATTCATCCGCGCTTGTGATGGTACCCATGCGACGGCCTACGCGAGCGAGGAGGAGGCATGGGCAGCCGTTGCCAAGCATGTAGGCCATGAGGTCCATTGGGAGGACCGCGCGTTAAATCGGGTGGTCGACTCGGGCGGAGGCGTGGTCTCAGTGTCGCAGATAGACGGCACGCGAACACTTGCCGATGTTTGGGACACGCTCCCGGAAGACATTCAGGAGCGACTCAACAAGGCGGTCGAGTCATGATGCTGTGTGAGCGGTACGAGCCGCGCAGTTATGGCCAGTTCGACACGGAAGTATGCGACGCTTGCGGCGCTCGCATCCCAGCCGGAGCGAGCTACATCGAGTTAGCCTGCGCGCACAGTGGGCATCGGGTTTACTGCTCTCGACGGTGTGAGCAGGCAGGAAGGCCCGCAAATCATACTTGTTTCTTTGACCTGGAACGTTCGGAACTCCCAGGCTTGACCTAGGATTTAGGGCCCGCAAGGGCCCGTTCCTTTATCCTGTTTAGACCAAATCACGAGAGGTAGGACCAATAGTAGGATGATAAAGCGCCCCCTTTATCCTGTGCTCAGAAGGTAAACAAACGAAAGAGCAGTGATAACAGAGACTTAAGGGAAAGGATTTATTCGTCAGGATTTAGGGGTCTCAACCTTTCTAGAAAATATCCTCTAAAAAGTTTCGGAGCTCAAAGCGTTCGCTTTATCCTGCAGGCAAACGAACGGACGGATGAACGAACGAACGAACGGCTCGCGCGCACTACACCTCTAGACAAAGTGTCTCCAATCCATCACATTTATAGAGAATTCACTGGCCACAGGCTGGGCGGATATAAACTGTGGTCTCTTGTCCGGTCTGTGGTCTCCCTTCGGGGAGCCTAAGAGGCGGGGAGATAGCCACCCAGTCAGACCTACCCCCGGAAAGAAATTCCGCTTTTTTTGTACGTTTTCTATGCACCCAGCGTAAACCCTGGGTATATTCAACTCATCAACTGGCGGTTGCGGCCGCCCACAGACAGGAGTTAAGCATATGAAAACATTGAGAATCAGTGACAACGAAGTGGCAATCATCGCAGAGGACGGCAGCTTGAACGGAGGCGTACGGAAGAGCGGGACACACATTATCTTTAACAACCTGCAGGACGCCAAGCGCGCATGGGAGCTCTTCACCAGCGATGCGCTGGAGTACCGGGAGCCGGAGCCAGCTGTGCGACCTGCGGACCTGGAAATGCTCAGCAAGCGCATCGACGGCCTGGAGATTGACGTGCGTTACGAGGAGATTAACGAGGAGGATAATCAGGAGGATTTCGCCGACCTGCGCAAGGAGCTTGAGGACCTGCGCCAGGAACAACAGGACCTGCGCCAGGAGCTGGAATCGGTCCGAGGTTACGCCGTCAACAAAGAGGAGGTTGACGACATTATCGAGGAACACGAGCGCCACGCGGACCACGCCGATGACGCCCACATTCATGACCTCATCGCCCAGTTCATCATCGACGATGACGCAGGCACGCTGCGGCGCAAGGTTGTGGGTATCGTGGCGGACAAGCTGCTAGGCCGCTAAGGCCAGGCGCTGGGCTACAGTCGTGAGACTGCGGCCCAGGCGCGGGTTAAGAAGGACGCTCGGCTACGCCTCGCGACGTTGTTCAAACGACTCGCTGCGCTCGTCGAGGGTTGCGCTCGCTTCGCTCGCTTGTCCTCGCTACGCTCGGGAGAAGGTCACTCGCTTTGCTCGTGTCTTCGTTTAAAGCGCTCGCTGCGCTCGCTTGTTGAACGAAGGACCGACTCCGTCGGACGGACGTTTCCGCTGACGCGGGGGGGTATCCCCCTTTTTCTTTTTCTATTTCTATTTCTAATACCCTCACACTCACTCCCCACCTTTTCACATGACACACTGCGTCAAGCTACATTCTCTCCCTTAGAATATGCTCCCAGCATGAGGGACTCCGATATTCTCAAGACCATGCTAAGTCGCAAGCTCAATGTGCCGCCCCGCCTCTGGGCCTATGCCATGCTGGTTGGTGATGCTCGTGGCCGCAGCAATGATGGCCGCAGGAGCAAGATTGGCTTCACCAAGAAGCTTGGTCGGCATACTGATTTGATAGGTGCCTTTTCGGAGGTGTTTATTTACCACGCTTTTCTGACCATGGGTGGCTCAGAGGAGTTGTTGTCAGCGCTGCGGCAGAACATATTTGACCCTCGCGGCGGAACAGCGACCAGCGATGTAGATCTTGTGGTGGATGGCAATCGCCTGGACATAAAGTCTTTTGACTGTGCCCCGAATAAAAAATTTTTTGCGATTAACAAGCGCAAGCATCGCGCCCTTGCCGGTAAGTGCGACCACTACCTTTGCATGCTGGTCCCACCATTTGGCAAGCACGCTGTTCTGACGAACCTGGTTAAGTGGTCATCGGTCAGCGAGTGGGAGGAGCGCGACTTTATCAACTCTGGTAACCCGGCGCTAATTCTTCCGATTGATGAATTTCGCAAAGAGTACCTGCCATACAGCAAGTGCAAGATGGATAAGATGCATGACAAAGAAGAGGTTCGAAGCATGTGCGATGATGCGCAGTTAAGGCATCAGCTACGGTCTCATTTCACTGGGCTTGAGGGCTGGGTCTGACACTCACTTCGCAGAATTCGCAACTACAGAGCGCGAACATTTTTCGTGCGCCTGTTGCAATAGTTTCGAATATTTACCTAATATAGCAAAAAAACCACAGGAGACGAAAATGGATAGTTCAAACTGTTATACCGTCAGAGAAGTGGCCGATCGCTGGAAAGTATCGGAAGCTTGTATCCGGCGTCTCTGCACCAATCGGAAGATTCGTGTATTTCGCTTTGGTCGCACCGTCAGAATTCCCAAGGAAGAAGTAGACCGAATTGAGCGCGAGAATATAAACTAACTTCATGGCAGACAAACTCGTAGACATGAAGAAGTTGGTAGCCCGGTACGAGACCAATGCGTTCGGAGCACTAAGCAAACAGGACAAGGCCAACTTGGCTGAGGATGTTGATGCAGCCTTGGAGACAGAAGCGGCTGGTCTGAAAATGAACGCCGTTCCGGTCGAAGCCCGGTACCTACCAAGACTGGCAGATATTCAGCAGAATATTTATTCGGTGCTGGAGAGCGAGAGCAGGAAGTTGGCTGATGCCAGTGTCCGACGCTATCACGAGACGCTGAGCGCAGAAGAAGTAAAGTTACTTGGTGTGGTTACAAGGAGTCTTTGTCAGCTTGGAGACCTTGAAAGGGGCTTGCGGCAAAACGACCAACTCAGTAGCATGAGCGATGAAGATCTTCAGAGATTGGCTGGGGAAGCTTTTAAGCAACTGGAGACTAAGGGGCAAAAGAAATAATGGCGCTAGCACAAGAGAGACGACTGCCAATTCGCATCCGCGTGGCTGATGCGTCTGATGCGCCCATGATTTACTCGAACTGGCTCAAGTCGTACCATGGCCAAAACAAATCGATACCGAAAGCGGTGATGAACAAGTTACATCGCCAGGTTGTGGGCAGACTTTTGAGCGAAGCCCATACAGTCGTCGCGGTCATAGACCTGCCGGACATGGATGATGAGTTCTGTGGCTGGCTATGTGCAGACCGTACCGATAGATTTTTTATATGTCACTGGGGTTATGTGAAGCGTGAATACAGGACCTTTGGCGTAATGACAGCAATGCTTAATGCGTTTGATTACAAGCGCGGTGAGCCAACGCTGGCTAGTCATGATTTTGTTCTCCGTAAAGACCTTCGGCGGCACAACATTAGCCTTGTCCCGCATCTCTGCCATGAAGGCGGACTAGAGCAGGTCAACAAACTCTACAATGGAGAACTCAATGCAGTCAGTTAAGCTCAAATGTATCATGATTAGCGACAATGCCCGCCCGGTATTCAATCAGCGCTTTATCGACGTCACTACAAACCCACAGTTTAAGCTTGAGCTCATGGGTAACTGGATTTCGGTCAAATTAGGCGATTCTGACCCACGTTTTGTGCCCGTGGCTAACATCTCATGGATGGGGCCGCTAAATTCTGCTGATATGGCCCCAAAAGAGACCCCAAAACGGGGTCGAAAACCAAAAATCAAGGCGGTAGCCGATGAGCCAGCAAAACAAGCAGTATGATGCGCGTCAGGTACTAAAAGAGTACCTAAAACGGCATGGTGACCTGTCCGAGTTACGGGATGAGAACCCAGATGCCGAAAATCGCTCATTTGCTTGGCATAAGCACCTCTTACCGCAGCAAATGGAATATATTACCGACGAATCGCGCCTGAAAACGGCTCTTTGCAGTCGTCGAGCGGGTAAGACTTATGCATCTTGCTACTATCTCATTGAAACATGCATGAAATTTGCGGAATCGACGTGCGCATACATCGCATTGACTCGTTCGAGCGCAAAGAAGCTCATGTGGGCCGAATTGCAGCGTGCAAACCGCAAATATTACCTAAATATTCACTTCAACAACTCGGAATTGACTGCGACTTTTCCAAATCACAGTCAGCTTATTCTTACTGGTGCTAATGATGAAGCTGACATTGATAAGCTACGTGGCCTTAAATATCAGTTGGTTATTCTCGATGAGGCCGGGTCTTTTGGTCGCCACATTGATGCACTGGTCGAAGAAGTCTTGGAACCGGCGCTAATTGACTGCGATGGCACCTTGGCAATGATTGGTACGCCCACTGCGGCGTGTAGTGGGTTTTTCTATGAAGCATCGACAGGACTTCGGCCCGGATTCAGTCAGCATCACTGGACCATTCTCGAAAACTCATACATCCCACACGCTGGAGAGTATCTCGACAAGAAGCGCGAGTCCAAAGGCTGGGGAGATGACAATCCAGTATACCTCAGAGAGTGGTGCGGACGTTGGGTTAGGTCAGACGATTCGCTTGTGTACCGATATCACAGCCACAACATTGTTGACGGCCTCCCCGACGACCATGATTTCGAATACATCCTTGGGGTCGACCTTGGATACCACGATGCAACTGCCTTCGTCGTCATGGCTTATAGTCGAGACCTACCGTATGTCTTCATCGTCGACTGCCAAAAGCAATCCAAGATGCTGCCCACCGACATTGCAGAGCGAATCGGTGATCTTGCCGACGAGTACGACTTCACCAGAATCGTCGCCGACACAGGTGGATTGGGTAAGTCTATTGTTGAAGAGTTTAAGGTTCGCTACGGGCTCCCTATTTACCCGGCGGAAAAAACCAAGAAGATGAGCTACATCGATATGATGAACTCGGACTTGGCCGATGGCATCCTCAAGGTAGTACAAGGGTCTGACATTTTAGACGAGTGGCAGAATCTTCAGTGGGATGAAGACCACCGCAAAGAGGACGCACGTTTCGAGAACCACCTTGCCGATGCTGCGCTTTACGCCTGGCGAGAGTGCAGGCACTATAGATACGAGGCCCCGATAGAGCCTCCTAAGTATGGTACTCCAGAGTACTGGGAGATGATTGAGGACAAGCATTGGGCTGAGTCAGCAAAAAATCTCGACCGTAACGAATCAGATAGATGGTGGGCTGCAGGCACATCGATTGAGAGGCTGCAATGATAGGCAAGAGCGCGTACATGGACCAAAAGTTTTGGTGGGAATCTGAAGAGGACAACCCGCAGGAGTTGATTTACTCACTTCTCGAAAACCTTAAAGATCGAATTGAGACACGTGCGGACCACGATATTTTGCATCTGTCCCTATTTGAGAACTACTACAATAACGCGCTAAACCCCGCAGGATACAAGACTGGCACGCTTTTCGACGATGACCGCGTTACCTTCAACGTCATCGCGTCGTGCTGTAATACGGTCACGGCTAAGATTGCCAAAACGAGACCGCGCCCAATCTTCTTAACAAGTGGTGGCGACTTCAGCCTGAAGCGTAAGGCTAAGCTGCTGACTAAGTTTGTCGATGGGATGTTCTACCAGGTCGACCTTTACAACGTCATGCAGCGAATCTTCCTTGATAGCTGCGTGTTTGGGACCGGCGTTCTTAAGGTGTTTATTGAAGACAATCAGGTCAAGGTTGAGCGCGTCTTCCCTAGTGAAATTATCGTTGATGAGTATGAGGCTCGCTATGGTGATCCTCGCTCTATGTTCCAGCGCAAGGTCATGCCTCGTGAAGTAGTGGCAGGACTGTTCCCGAACCACCAAGAAGAGGTGGCTGCAGCAGCGCCATGCGACCCAGAGGACCGTAGCTATAATACCGGTGACATGATTGAGGTTATCGAGGCTTGGCATATCCCGTCTGTCTCTGGTGGTGACGATGGCCGACACGTTATCTGCATCGACAATGCGACGCTATTCGACGAGAAGTATGAGAAGGACTACTTCCCGTTTGTCACCCTTCGATGGTCACGCCGTATGCTGGGCTTCTATGGCCAAGGTCTGGCTGAGCAACTCCGTGGCATCCAGGCAGAGATCAATCAACTTCTCCTCAACATCCAGGAGCAGATGAATCTTGCGACACCGAAGGTGTTCTTAGAGCGTGGCTCACAGGTAGCTAAAGAGCAGATTAACAACCAGACCTGGGGCATCATCGAATACGAAGGTCAGCCACCGCGTTTCTTCGTACCCCAGACTGTAGCGGGTGAGGTATTCAGTCACCTCGACCGACTTTACAATCGCGCTTATGAAATCTCTGGCATCAGCCAATTGTCTGCGACGAGCCTCAAGCCAGCAGGCTTAGAGTCTGGTGTTGCACTGCGCGAGTACAGCGACATTGAGACTGAGCGCTTTGTCATTGTTGGCCAAGCATATGAGGCGGCATTCCTAGAGGTTGCGCGTCAGATGATTGACCTAGCTAAAGACGTATCCGAGCAAGGCAAAACTTACGAAGTTATTTCGTATGGCGATAAAGACATAGAGAAGATAAAGTGGTCGGAAATTAAACTGCGTGAAGACCAGTATCGGATGAAAGTTTATCCGGCGAGTCTTCTCCCGACCACGCCAGCCGCACGCCTACAGACAGTCATTGAAATGTCTCAGGCAGGTTTGCTTGATAAGGCGGAGACTCGTAGTCTTCTGGATTTCCCTGATATTGAGCAATACAATCGCTTGGCTACAGCACCACTAGATGAAGCTGAGATGTTGGTCGAAGAGATATTGGAGAAGGGTAAATATCACCCACCTGAGCCTTTCAGTAATCTCCAACTTCACCTACAGTTCTTTCAGCGGGCTTATATTGAGGCCAAGATAAACGGTGCCCCGGAAGATCGTTTAGCCATGATGCGTCAATATATGCAGAGTTGCTTTCAGCTTCTCCAGCCACCGGAGCCGCCTGTCGCTGCCATGCCAGGAGGGCCAACCCCAGTACCCGGTGGTCCCGCTCCTACCGAACTAACGCCTACGGCAACACCGCCGAAGGAGGCCATTGATGCGCTGGCAGAAGCAGAATTGCCAGCCCCACAAGTAACTGGTGCCACGCAAGAAGGTGTGCCAGTTTAAGGAGAGAGTATGACTGAGGAAGGTGCAGTTGCAGAAGAGGTTCAATCAGTTCCTGATATGGGAGAATCTTCTGGAGGAGATGCTGGAGGATCCCCTGGAGGAGGAGACGTTCCACATGAAACAACTGGAGCGGATGATAATAACGATGGAGTGGAGAGCAGCGATGCAGGAACTCCGCCCGAACCAGCGCCCGACCCATTCAGCAGGCGATTTGCCCAACTAGCTCGCGAGCAAAAGAAGTTGCGCCAAGAGCGCGACGAAATGAAGCGTGTTCAGCAGGAGCTAGATGCACGCAAAAGTACGGTCTCATCGTTTGATGACCTACAAAGACTTGCACGTGAGAATCCTTACGAAGTCATGCAGAAACTAGGGCTAGACTACGAAGCCCTTAGCCGACAAGTCCTACAAGATGGCGAGATTACCCCCGAGCAGAAGATGGCCGGGGAAATGAAGCGCCTTCGCGATGAGATTGATTCGATGAAAGCGGAGCGAGCAGAGCTTGTGAAGCAGGAAGAGGCGAAGAAATATCAGGACACTTACGGTCGTTTTGTTGACGAGATTAAAACTTTTGTGGACAATACAAATGAGTTCGACTTCGTTA